ACGCGTTACATGACCGTTACACCCCCGTTACACCACCGTTACGTAACGGTGATGTAACGCGTATGAAACGCGATCGTAACGCGATCGTAACGCAGGAGAAGAGAGGAGATGAAAAGAGAGGAGAGGAGATACCCCCCCTACCCCCCCAGGGGGGCGGGGGCGCGGGGGGCGGCCAAACCGGCGAGATCTCCTCCCAAAGCCAGGAGCCGCAGGGGTTCGGCGCATTCTGGGCGGCCTATCCCCGGCGGGTACAGCGGCAGGCGGCGGTGAAGGCGTGGCGGGGGCTTCTGCGGCAGGCCGGGGCGACGGCGGCGGATGTCACGGAGGCGGCGCGGGCGTATGCCGAGGCTGCGGCGCGCAGGGGGACGCCGCCGGATAAGATCATGCACCCCGCGACCTTCCTGCACGAGGAGCGCTGGCGGGATTGGCTGCCGCCGGGCGGGGCCTCGTACCTGGAGGCCCTGGGGGCTGGCGGGCGTGGCCGGGCGCAAGCGCCCCAGGACGCCCCGATGACCTACGAGGAGGCCGTGGCGCGGTATCGCGGCGGCGCGGGGGCGGTTATCGACGTGGAATATCGGGCGCATGAGGAAGGGGGCGAAAACGATGCAAAAGGCGGATTATCCGCGCTTTCGTGAGTTGCTGCTGTGGGCGGCGCAGGTGACGGTGGTCCCGAACGGGAAGGACGCTGGCGAGATATCTCTGGCGCTTTTCGACGCCCTGGCCGGATATCCCCTGGACGCCGTGAGGGACGCCGTGGAGGCGCATTGCCGCGCCGAAAAGTTTTTCCCCATGCTGGCTGATATCGTGGCGCGTATCGAGGGGACCGCCGCCGACCGCGCCCAGGCGGCCTGGGCGCTGGTCATGCGGGCCGTGGAGCGTATCGGCTCCTGGGATTCTGTGCGCTTCCCCGACGCCGCGATACACTACGCGATCTCGCAGATGGGCGGCTGGATGCATTTGTGCGAGATCCTGACTGACACCCGCGAGCCCTTTCTGGCGCAGGATTTCTCGCGGCATTTCCTCATGGGGGAGCGGCTGTCGTCCTGGGAGGAAAGGCCGGGGGGCGTCAAGGTCCAGGCGTATTTCCCTGGGCGGCATGAGGTGGACAACAGGTCTAAGGGGCTCGACCGGCGCAGGATATTCGACGCCGCAACGGGGAAGGAGATAAAACACAGCGACATCCCCGCAATAGAGCCCCCTCGCAGCGCCCCGGTCGTGCATCTGGTATCAGGGCTCACGGAGGCAAAAATAGCAAGTCCGTCCTAGCGCCTCGTAGAGGGGGTTAGAATCGTTTTTAAATATTGCCCTGGTATGGTTACATGTCTAGGAGGGGTAAAATGCAAAATAAGGGCATTCTTGACGCGCTGGCGCGGTCTGGTAGGTGGGGCTCCCCCGACATATCGGGGGGGGCGATATTCGAGATCGTACTGGAGGGGCTGCCGCCGACGGTAAATCACCTGTACAGGACCGCGCGGGATGGGACGCGATACAAGACCAAGGCGGGGCGGCGCTGGCAGCAGGAAACAGCCTCGATCATGCGCATCGCCTGGATGCGCCCGCCCTATGAGGGCGATGTCGAGCTGAGGCTGGCCTTCCAGACGGCAGACAGGCGGCGCTGGGATATCGACAACCGCGTCAAGGCCGTCCAGGATTGCCTCCAGCTAGGCGGCGTGCTGAAGGACGACAGGCAGGTATTACGTTTGTTTGTTGGGCGTGATTTCGGCGGGGTGACGGAAACGCGCCTGGAGCTCTTGGCGATATAGGGCACGACATGGGGGTGTGCAGTTTGGACGGGAAAACAAAATTTCGCTATGTGGAGCGGTGCTTGTACAAATATCCAGAAAACTGTATCAGGCTCAATACGCTCCGGAATGCGCTAGAGGAATTGCGGGCGTCGACGTCGGCTCGGGGGCAGGGGTTCGAGCCCATCATGGGCGGCGGCGGTCCCGGCGATCCCGTCGCCATGCGGGCGGCGCGGATAGCCGATATCGAGGGCGAGATAGCGGGGCTGGAGGCTATAACGGCCCCCATCGCGCAGATACATAAGGAGCTGGGGAGCGAGTACATCCTGGCGGATTCGCCGAAGTATGGAATGCGTAAGATATTGGACCTATGCTATTTCGGCGGCAATTCCGGAGCCCAGGTAGCGCAGATATTGAACACATCCGAGCGGAATGTGTATAAGATGCGCTGTAGGCTGGTGGACATGGTGATCAGGTGCCTGGGGCTGTAGTTCCGATTTTGTTCCGATTTTGTTCTGCTTTTGTTCCGGTTTTTCCGGGGGGACCGTGATATCATAATACCATCAAATCTCATGCTACAGACGGCTTGGGATACGGGGCATACGTTTTCCTTCCTTGAGGGAGGGCCTGTAAAAGGGCCCTCTTTTTTTATTGGGGTGTGGGATGCATGAGGAATGCAAAGATAAGCGATATCGTCAGGATGGTAGATATAAAGACCATCAAGCCGTATGCGAATAATCCGAGAAAAAATGAGAACGCGATAGAGCCTGTCGCCAACAGCATAAGAGAATTTGGCTTCAGGCAGCCTATCGTAGTGGATGCGGATAATACCATCATAGCGGGGCATACGCGCCTTGAGGCAGCTAAACAGCTGGGGCTCGCCGAGGTCCCCGTCATCGTGGCGGATGATCTGACGCGGGAGCAGGTGAAGGCCTATCGTCTGGCGGACAACAAAACAGGCGAACTTGCAGGATGGGATTTTGAGCAGCTTGATATCGAGTTGGGTGATATCGCGGATATCGACATGTCAAAATTCGGTTTTGAGGCTTTTACTGAGACGTTAGATTCTCCGTCCGGCGGAGGTGGCGGTGAGATCGGCTTGGACGAGTTTGAAGATGGCAAGTTTGAGCACGTTTGCCCTAAATGCGGGTTCCATTTCAATGACGAAAAATGATCGAGTATGACTGGAAATGGCGTCTGGAAGATTTGCCGCCCCCCGATAAAAATGTGACTGTATTTAGTACTTTTTCATGTGGCGGCGGCTCAACGATGGGATATAAGCGTGCGGGCTTTCGCGTGTTGGGTAATGTTGAACTGGACAAGCCCATCAATGCAATGTACGTAAAGAATCATCACCCAAAATATAACTATTGCATGGATTTAAGAGACTTCAACGCATTGGAGAATTTACCTGGCGAATTATACAGGCTTGATATCCTTGACGGTTCTCCGCCCTGCTCTGTGTTCTCTACTGCTGGGGAACGTGATAAAAATTGGGGAAAAGAAAAGAAGTTTAGAGAGGGACAGAAGGAGCAGAAACTTGATGATCTGTTTTTCATTTTCCTTGAAACGGTGCGAAAACTCAAACCACGCGCCGTCATCGCGGAAAACGTGACGGGGCTTATCAAGGGGAAAGCTCGAGGGTATGTCCGAGAAATTATCAACGGCTTTCATGATGCGGGCTATGAGGTTCAGTTATTCAAGCTCAACGCAATGTATATGGACGTGCCCCAGCAAAGGGAACGTGTGTTCTTCATCGCTAATAATCAGGGCTTCAACAAGCTGACTTTGAGCTTTGACAGGCCGCTTATCCCCTTTGGGAGAGTAAGGACAGAACACGGGAAGCCGTTTAAAAAGCCGGGCGGGAAATACGAGAGGTTGTTGCAGTTTGTCAGGACAGGTGATACCTGCATTGCGGATATAACGAAGCGTATCACAGGGAAGGACAGCGGTTTTAATCATGTCATCGTTGCTGATGATTGCGTTGCGCCCTGCAATGTATCGAGCGGGTGCAGTTTCAGGATGTACGATAGGCTTTATAACTCTGACGGCGATTTCATTAACACACAGACATTCCCCCAAGATTACGATTTCTGCGGCAACAATGTTAAATACGTCTGCGGCATGAGCGTGCCGCCTAACATGATGGCGCATATTGCGACGCAGGTTTATGAGCAATGGCTCAAAGGAGGTGAATAGGGAGATGGCCAAGCGAGGCCCTAAAGGTGTAAATATTTCGACAAATGAATTTGAAAAGTTATGTGGTCTTCAATGCACTTTAAAGGAGATTGCGAGCTGGTTTAGGTGTAGTGAAGACACAATAGAGAATTGGACTAAGCGAACCTACGGACGTAAATTTTCGGACGTTTACAAGGAAAAGAAAGGGATGGGCTTGATATCATTGCGCCGTATGCAATGGCGGCTTGCGGAGAAGTCGCCAGCTATGGCGATTTTTCTGGGCAAGAATCTTCTCGGGCAAGTAGATAAGCCGCAGGTGGTGATACAGAATGCCTCGTCGGCCTGGGGAAGCATATTTACGGAAGGGGAAGCGGGAAGCGGCGCGGGATTATAACGCGGCGCGGCCAGAGCGGCATAAGCTCTATCATACCAAGCGATGGAAACATCTCAGAGACTACATTTTATCCCGCTCGCCGTTATGTGAGGAATGCGCCAGGCGGGGTATCGTGACGGCGGGGCAGATAGTCGACCATATTATCCCCATTGCAGATGGCGGCGCGGAGATGGATGTAAATAATCTTCAGGTCCTCTGCGCGGCCTGCCACAACCGCAAACACGCCGGGGAGGGGCGGTCAAAAAGTCTAGACGGCGGCCCCTGCTCAA